TTGCATCTGTATACATAACATTATGATAGAACCAGGCAATAATATATTGAATATAATACTGAAGTTCCATTTTGAACAATTCCTACTACTATTACTCTAGATATAATTCTATATACGATGACGACCGCTCGTCGCGTCGCGTGGCGTCGTCGTCGTCGTCGTCGTATGTGTATTTTACTTCTTCTTCAGCTTATCGTTGATGTCCTTGACGAGGTCATCAGCCCCCTCCGTCACCTTCTTTTCGCTATCGCAGCTGTCTCCCTCGCACTTCTTCTCGTCCTTCTTCATTCCTTCTTCACCTTCGACGGTTTCTTCTTCTTCGCTGTTCGGGGTCATACCCTCGAAGCCGTGGTAACCGCTCATCGACGCAACAATCGCAACAAACACGACCGCCAATAAACCGGCGGCGGTATGCTTCAACGAGAGAAACACGACGGCAGCAACAAAGATGAGCTTGCCTAACACATTATTATACAAAAACCCGAGAATGTTGGGTTTAAGAACCATAATAACGATAACCACGAGTAAAACACCTAAAGTGAGTTCCTTGTTCAATTTCACCATTTTCGTCTTATATACATAACAAATATATTTTTCGTATATAACTAAAACAATCTTCCCGAATTAAAATCTCATTTTTTTATAGGAGAACAATGACATCTTTAGGTTTTTCGGAATACGCCGAAAGTAACAATAACAATAACAATGAACCGAAAAGTAATATCCGTCGTGGCGGCGGTGGTGGTGGCCGCCAAAATCGCACCCTAAAGATTCCGCGAAATCAAGAAACGATAACATCCAACGGCGGTAGCCTCTCGGCGTCGTCATCGTCTGCCAACGATAATACTGTCGGAAAAAAGATAAAGCAAATCAAGGATTATATCGAAAATATCCACCGTAAAGGCGGGGAAGACAGTGGGGATGAGTCGGATGATGGTGCTTCGATACTTCCGTCCTATCCGGCGCAAGGAATGGGTGTTTATGCCACCAATGTTTCGCATTCGGGGATTATTCGAGGCGCAGACACAGTATCTAGCAAAACAACGCCGCCGCAAGTTGTTCGAAAAACGACACAAATGAATTCCCTAAATCCGTCATCATCCTATTCATCGACATTGTTAGAAGGGATGGGGCCTACCGGCAGCATCGGCAGCATCGGCAGCGGCATCGGCAGCGGCAGCATCGGCAGCGGCGCATCACCCTATTTCGAAAAAGTAATGGGAACATCCGGTTCACCAAAGAACGACCGTGTCGGTGCTGCCTCCACCTCGGCCACCCAACAGCCATTTAGCACAAATCCAAAGACGAGCACATATGCTACGCAATATTATGAGCAATTTGTTCCGTATGCTGAATCGCTAGCAAATCAGCTGAGTAGTGAGAGCAGCGGAAATATGTCTGGGACGAACACTGCTCTGATTGAAAAGCTGAATTACATTATTCATATGTTAGAGGAGAAGAAAGACGAAAAGACGGGTCACGTCATTGAAGAGTTGGTATTGTATTGCTTTTTAGGCATATTCATTATTTTCATCGTTGATACATTTATGAACGCTGCTGCTGGCGGTGGCGGGTCTTCGTATGGGAGAGGGATGTTTGGCGGGCGTCGTGCTGCTACATTACAATATAGGCGGTAAATCGATTCGGCATTCCATTCGATTCCATTCCATTTCATTTCATTCCATTCCATTTCATATCATCAGAATATCCTTACAAAGAGTTTCCTTGTGTATAATGGCATTATATAGTATGTAATACCATTTCTCTCGTGATATGACTCGTGGTGTCGGCGGCTTACTCGCAACCAAAGCATCAATCAGTCGATAGTTATGTGCGAGCGTATCTATCATCACCATTTCATTCGGGGCGGACAGCTCTTTCTCTCGGTGATAACTAGATTGAAACCCGTAGAGAAATTGGCTCGTATCACATAACGAATTAAGTTGAATAGAAGAAACCAAGCGTAAGACGCTTGTCGCTGCTGCGCGCGGTGCTCCCGCTCTCGGTGCTCCCGCCTCCGTGGAAACGCGTTTTCCAAAAGCATCATATTTCGCCGGACGAACCGGCGGTAAATATTTCACGAGTGCCGTCGATGTGGTTGATATATAATCGTGAAGTTCGCGAATTCGGTTTCCTTTCGTTTTCGTTTTCGAGCGTGGTGTAGGCGCGATTTCGAGAGAATGGTCCGCGTCGTCCAACTGCCGCTGGAATGTATTCGACCGTGTAAATAAATACATCGCGACGACACGTGTTTCATTCCATAGAAGCAAATAGATACGATATAAGTTATGTTCGACGAGAGATTGGAGTTGAGTCAGTTCATTCAGGATACAACAATGGAAATCTCTCGTTCGTTCCGTAATAAACGCATAAAAGAGAGCAAAGTTGGCGGAAGAAACGGGGACAACCGTGAGCCCTGCTGCGTCTCCGGCACTGCCCCCAGCCCCAGCCCCCGCGAATAAGTATGAGTATACCGTTGTGAATGGAACGACAAACCACGGGATTTCATTATAACGGTATAATGTCTGTTCCCCGGCAATCTCTCGAGACTTCTGAATATACTCGGTTGTTTCGATCAGTTCGAGAGATTCGCGTTCGCTCACAGTATACTTCTGCCAGGTAAGATAATCGCACATATAAATCGACACCGACCGATAGGGTTCAGATATCTGTGAAGAATGAAATGAAAGCATAATACGGGGTGATAGTATCGATACGCCAGCGGCGTTGTCGCCGGTGCTGCCGCTCACTGGCAAGAGGATACCAACGAACGCCGAGAGACCAAATGTCTCCTGAGAGAGAAGAAGTTTCAATGTATCGGCTTGATTGCCAGCGATGACGCCGCCGCCGCCACTGCCGCCAAGCGACAATAACTCGGCTATTCTCTCGAACGGAACATCTTCATCCGTTCCGTGATATACCCGAACGCGTTGATGGTCGACGTGATGTAAGAATGGGTATACAACAGCATTATAACATCGCTCGCCGAGAGAAAGAGGGTTCATTATCGATGTTCGATGGCCGCCGCCGTCGCCGAACCACCGCCGACCCGTCCACCGAAATGTGAGTGGCTGACTATACCAATATAAGTATTTGAATTTTAACACACACACCGCCGTGATGAATGCCACGACGGCACAAACGATAATATAATGAAACAAAAATGGTGGCATTATATTACTAGGATAAAAACGTCGATACGCGGCCTACGCGGCCTTCTTGAGGATATAAAGATATTGATATTCGTTGAGGACATGAATTAAATCGACGTGACCCGTGACGATAAACCCGACTTCTTTGGCAATTTCGAGCATCTCTCGATTGGTGGGCATATAATAGGTGTGAACATTCTCTCGAACCTTCCCCGTCTTATCGTCGGTAATCTTTTCCACAAACTTCCCGATATTTTTCTCCCCGGTATTCTTGACATCTGTCCCGCGTCCTTTCGCGTTCTTCGTGGGCGGAGGGGCGATAAAGTCGGACTTGTATTGAAAGCTCCGGAATTTTACGAGCGATTCCGTAATGCGTTCCTTCGCGTAAGTCTGCGGTGATACAATAAATAACGGTTTTCCGCCAGGGACGATGGGGTCGAAATGATTTCTGTCGACCAAGTGAATGATGAGATATCCCTCCGGTTTTAGCCACTGATGACAATTACGAAAGAAAGCGCGCTTGTCTTTCACATAATATACTGTGAAATAGAAGCAGGTGAGAACATCGAATTCTTCTTCGCTAAATAACATTGGTTTCATAAAATCGCCGCGAATAAAATTACATTTGGGGTATAAATCACTGGCATTCTGGAGCATTGCTTCTGATTTATCGCACCCGATTACATTTACGACCCCCTTCTTTTTGAGCTCGTGGACGTGATGTCCGCGCCCACACCCCAAATCACAAATTTTACGGTTCTTCTTGTCATTATCCGACCCTTGAAGCACACCTGTCATATGAATGACTTCATCGACTTCCGCTTCGATTTTATTTGGCAAGATGAAAAGCTCGTCGTAGATGTCGGCATAAAAACTGTCGAACAATGTGTTATTGTCGTATACTTTATATTTCTCTCGTTGCTCGAATCCTTCGGCGTGACACGATAAATCTTGCTTAATAAAACAAAGAACCATTAACAATATGAATAAAAATGTCAATATTTCCCATCGTGTTATTCCGCGAATAAATGCAGAAAACGAAGTCATTGTTCGCTACGCTACTAGTATTTCATCACAAAATATAATTATCGTTATTCTCGCGCGAAAAAAAGCCGATGACATAATAATAATACGAATACGAATACGAATACGAATGTCTGACCCGAATGAAATCAATGATATTCGCGGCGAGTCGGATTTCCGCGGCATCACATTTTCATCCTATAAGAAAACCGATGTCAGAAAAGAACTCTTGAATAGCCTATCGAGTTCCAAAATCGAACCGGCTTGTTATTGGAGCGCTGAGTTGGTATGCTCAGGTCATTATCTCGAACTATGGGATATTATTATCACTTTCGCGAGTAAGTATATTCATTTAGCGAACCCTAAACTTCCGCTTTATATTGAAATGCGTTACGAAAGCTTCAAATCGATAATATCCAATGGTTATTCCGGAAACGAACTTCGCCTTCGAAATCACGCCAAAATGCGGTCATTATTCGCGGAAATCGTGTGCGTTCTCTCGAACTCGAAGCGGCAGCACAAATACGAGAGCGTGAAGATTAAGAAGAAGGAAGAATATGACATCGCGACAATGTCGCAACGATTAAAAGCCCCGCGGGTGGATTATGCTCAGGAGTTTTTCCGGGAGAGAGACCCCAAAGAAATATTCATCGCGTTAAACGAGTTCGCCTATCACATCTCTCGAGATTCCAAAAATACACTCTTAGCGTGTTATTGGGTGGAGTGGATTGTCGAGTTTGAAACGATTTGTAAAGCGAAGAAGGAGTTGTGTCGGTGCGAGCGTCGGTCGCATATTCCGGTCGATGATAAGCTTCAATTCGACCCGATATGGATGATATGGGATATGATTATTGCCCGAAGTAATGATGCCGAAGAACATTCGCCGCTCACACAGAAAATCGTCGCTAGTCTGTTACGGTTATACTGTATTCGATTTACGCCGGGGGTTCGTAAAAAACGGCGGTATCTCATTTATTTCGCGATTTCACTTTTAACCACGGAATATGATAGTAAAATCGAGATGATAAATGACCGTATCATTATAGAAACAGCGGTCGGGAATATCAACTCAGTGTATAAACAGATTAAACAGCACGAAATCAGCCCGGATACGGACTACCTATTCTCATCGGCGGGTTATAGCGGCGACAAGAATGGAGATTTAGAACGCACGATTAAGCGATTGGAAGCACTGAACGCGATGAATACAGTTGTGCGAAAGAAGGACGACACGGATGGCGGTAATCATAAACCAACCGAGAACCTGCCGCCGCCGCCGCCACCGCCGAAGAAATATAGTCCGTATGAGTAGTAGTAGTATATATCTACAGTATATATAGACAATGTCACTTCCAACATTTAAATTTACGAGTTTCGGTGCTCCTACGAATAATGAAAGCGTAAATAGCGGATTATCGAGTTCATCTAAAATGGAAAAGTCCGGGATACTATCGCGTATTCGAGAGAAAGCCCAGGATACATTCAAAGATATCAATATGCCCGAGATTTCTCTCGACATCGCGAGTAAAGACGACAGCGGCGGCAACGGTGATGAAAGCGGTGTGGGCTTCTTTTCTCTCGCGACACTCATCAAATTCATCCTTGCCGCGGTGATTATTTGGTTTATGTGGAGCAGTTTATCAGCAAACGGCGACTTTCATTTAGGAATGGGCGAGTTTGGTGATAAGATAAATGGATTTTTCAAATCGATGGAACAGAAGGGTCGTGAACTCGTATCTCGGTTCACAGACAACGGGGCGACCCCGATAGATGGCAGCGGCGGCGGCGAGAGCAGCGGCGACAGCAGCGACAGCGACAGTGACAGCGAAGAAGACCCATACAATGCACAAAAAGCAAAGGCAAAGGCACAGGCACGCACGACACCGTCGTCGGCATCGTATCATCCACCAGTTCCGCCCCCTGCAACCAACAGCCACGATAAAAAACCAGGTTTCGTCAATGATGATACGAAATACACATTTTTAGACAAAGCCGACCGTAGTTATACGGGTCCAGCACCACGAGCAGACGATAGCACGAGCGTAACACAAAAGCACCAAACCGGCAAAGGCGGATATTGTTATATCGGCGAAGACCGCGGATTTCGTAGCTGCGTCCAGGTTGAACCAAGCGATAAATGTATGTCGGGACAAGTCTTTTCGCGACACGATGTTTGCGTGAATCCGACACTGAGAGAATAATGCCGCGCACGGATGTTATACCGTCAAATACTGTATATCTGGCGTATACGAAAAAACCTCACTGGTTTGTTTCTCACCATTTTGATAAACAAGCGTTATCGTAATAAAATATTGTGTTCCTACGACAATAATTTCGGTGCCAGATGACGAAGCCGGAATACGAAACTTATGCTCGCCGGTTCCCGATATCGGTTGATTATCACTATTTCGGGTTGTTTGATATGCCCCGGTAAACCCATTTACAATAATATTTGTAATGGCGTTTTCTGGTTGGGTTGCCGTATTTATCGAAAATGTCAACTCAGCATACACTAATCCTGTTGAAACATAATAACCCTCTATATTGAATATGGACGGTTTTGCCGAAAGCGGGGCAATCGTTACAAAAGAACGAGCACTCTGGACACTCGTGAGATAACCATTATAAGTTTCCATTACGACAGAATATGACCCGTCTACTAGATAGTTGTTATTCAAAATCCCGATATTTGCGCTATATGATGTCCTTGTGTCAGTTGAAGATATATTATATGGGTAAGTAAGCCCAGAACCGAGAGATGACGGCGGCGTAATCGTAATATTGTAATACTTAATAATACTTCCACCAGTATCCGGTTTATTCCAAGTGATATTGATATAATTTCGCGAAGTGTCAGTGAAAATGGGTGACAATACTCCGTATTTTGACGACAATACGATATTCAACGGCGTTCCTGGTTCCATTAGTGTTCGTGCGGTAATAATCGCCGATTCCGGCCCAACACCGACACTATTGATAGGTTCGATTTTGATTTGATATTTACTCTTATTCTCTATATTCCGCAACACATACCGCCGAGAGAGACTTCCAACCGAAGGAATGATTACATTGGATAAATCGATTGTCTGCTTTATCCAAGTTGTATCGGGGACCTTACGATAATATAAATTATACATATTCACCGGCGGTCCGTTATACCCGGATACGCTGCCACCGTCTATGCTTCCCGTATTCGTGGGGTCAGTCCATTTCAAATCCACCATCAAGTTCTGGCGCTCGTCGGCAGCATTTGTGAACCCGAAATCATTGATAATCGACGGAACCGACGAAGTTTTCAATGTAAGGGTGGCGGGAACGCTCGACAACCCGCGTTCATTCCCCGAAAATACGGATAAATAATAAACGGTATTATCGAGAATTTCAACGGACCCAGGTATTCGTTCAAATATAACCGTATTTCCGTTGATTTCACCGCTTACTTGATTGTATGTAGGGGGTGGGTCACCTGCCGCCGGTTTATATGGGAAAACACTCTTGTAAGGTGCCCAAGTTTTATTATTCACAGAATAAGTGATGACATAACCGGTAATTGGAAACCCGCCATTTGAATCCGGGGCATCCCACATCAGGGTGATGCGTTTGTTCACATTGTCGTAGTTCGTCACACGAAAGTTCAAGGGTTCTGTCAATATCGTGGTGGGGATATTGATGGTCGCCTGGAGACCGGCCTCGTATTGGTAGGTGCGTTTATAATTATACAAATTCACGGAGGGGTCATAACACAATACGCGTTCGCGACCTGGCACACCACACGCCGTCGTAAGCCCGCATAATAACCGACTATTCGCCGCGGTAGGCGGACAAATCAACGCGAAGGGACTGGCGGGGTCACTGATATATCTCGTCGAATTCCCGATATTACGCATTAACTCTCCGCGCGACGCCTTCGCGTATTTCTGACTTTTGGTGAGTCCGCCGACATTTTTATTATACTTCAGGATTTCCGCTTTACGCCGCATATCATACACTTCGTCGACTTGAGAGACGGTGAGCGACTGGCCGGTTACACTATCTACCATATTGGAAGACCGGCATTCCGGCTTGAAGCGTGTCCAAAACTGACGATTATATGGATTGGTATAAAAGAGGTTGGTGTTACAATTGATAATCGCTGGCGTGATTTCGAAAATATTCACGGCAAATGTCGCGACTTTCTGGTGAAAGTTATCTGTCGCGGCTTGTATCACAGTTATAATTGCTGTTCCCGACCCATAAATAAAAGCGGTGTATATGGTATTCAGGCTTGAATCGCCGGAAACGCGAATTTTCAAGAGACTTTCGTTTGATGAACTGAATGTGATAATACCAGCGGGTTCGTTATTGGTAGACGCTGGCGGTATCAAACGAAACGAACCTTCGGTTGTCATTTTATTCAAGTCGGGTAAGCGATAAATCGTGCTCAGGTTGTCGACGGTATTTTCATCCGGAATTTGATTGACGAATGTTGGGATTGATTTTTTAATAACAATGCGAATGCTAGTGTTAGTTGTATTCGAACGTAGATACACTGGTGTCTCTTCTTGGAGAAATTGAACCGCAATGGCAGCATTGGGATTTGCCAGAGTTTCCGTGCTTTTTAGGAAGGTAATCCGGTTGCCCGAGATACGAATATGTTTTTTGGTATCCTCAAATGTAAAATCACGCGGAAGAACGACACTTATATAATATACAATATCCCCATAATCCGGCTCCCCCGTTTGTATATTCACACGGTTCGTCCGTGCGAAATCCGCGAAATTCAAATCAATGCCGCCATCGAGCCATTCGCGCACGATTTCACCAGACGAGTTCGGTATTGAATTATTTTTAGTAGCCCCAGCCCCAGTAAAAGGCAGATTAAGGCTGATGTCCGTCTCTGATTTCGAGATAGTCAGCGGCACCAGAATTTTCTTTTCGGTAAAGGCGGGGGTAAAATCTAAAGGAGTCGCGGCTTGTTTCATTTCCATTCGAACAACGATAGAGTTTTGGCCGTAACGAAACCCGCCAGAAACATCATATACACCGTTGATGATGAGCATATTTCGATATGGCAGACGAACATTTTCGGCGCCGGGATTTTTATATAAACCACCTTCATTTTCCTGATTTGAAGGACCGCTTCCCGCCTGAGGAATGACATAATAGTCGCGGTCTAACCGTGCTACGGAGACAGCATAATTGTTTGTCGGAAATGAAAACCGAATCGGATAATCCGAATACTGGTTATTGGATGACAAATTAATCAGCGGAATGACACCGATAAGGGTGCGCCGTTGTTCGAAAACAGACGCAGGAATATCTGTATCACGCGACCCGACACCTGGTTCGCTGCTAGGAATTGTGAATGTCCCAGGTAAAAGTTTGAATGTCGTATCATACTGTAAAGCATAAACGTTGTAACGAAAAGGAACTCCTCCATTTTCATTTGTGGTATCAAAATATACAGGGCCTGGGTTGTTTACATTGTCCGGATTGTCTTGTAACAAATTTGGCGTCCATATTGTCTGCGTCGCCGCCATTTTATATATTTTTTTACACCAGTATTGCTGATATGATAATGTAAAAAAATATTACCGCATATACCAATTATTCGACAAGTAAGAGCCGAGGTCCTTTGTATTGGATGCTTCTCCGGTAGCTGTAACCATCTTCATTCGTGGCCCCTCATCCACGATGCTCTTAATCTTAGTAGAACCAATCGAATAGTTGAAATACTGGATAGTCGAAATATATCCACTAAAACGGTTTGCCGCTTTCGCCTCGCCGATATTCACCTTTCCGTAATTCTGTAAAGGAATGCCAGCAGTCTTGCGGCGCTGTGCTAGACGACCATTGATATACAAATCGATTACATTATTCGTCACACGAATCACGGCATTCACCCAGTTTTTAATAGGAATATCCGTCGCGATGAGGCGTTCGTGTAAATTCATTTTCTTATCGGCAGTATTGTCATTCTTTCCGCTCACATCGACCACGGCAAGTAACGATACATTTACACCCGAGTCTTTGCGGTCGGGATTTGTATCAGTCACGGAATTTGTGAAACGAATATATAATCCTGGGGCGTTATTTGGATAGTATATACCTTCATCCTGATGCTTTGTTCCTTCGCCACCTTTGCTAAAGATTCTGGAATAAACTTCCTTTTTAAGCGGGACTTGATTCACGAAAAACCACGCTGACCACGTATATTCTAAACCACCGTCCTCATTCATCGACCTCGAAATGAAAATCGAGCCTTCCTTTGACGGGTCTTGCGAAATAGTCATTGCCATATCTTCTGTATTGGCAGTTCCGTCCAATACATAAGGTGACGAAGATGGAAGCATCAAAAACGACAATCCGATGATGGAGAGCTTCACTGCCACGGAAAATACGATAAACACCATTAAAACAAAGGCAAACTTCGCGACGAGACTATTGGATTCCATAAAATCGCGTAGACCGAAACCTCCGCCACTACCGCTGCTAGAAGAAAGACCTGCATCACTCGGTTTTGAAAAGCTTGATGTCAATCCGTTTAAAAATCCGCCGCCGCCGTCGCCGCCGCTTTCACTCATTATTGTTATATCCTTACTATTATAATCGAATAAAAAAACAATCTATACACAAATCGTCGTTTATGTGTATAGATTTTTCGTGATGCGAATTTATGTGCTAACACTTGCCTGCTCTTGATTATCGACAATGAAGCTCAACTTCACCTTATACTTGTTGAGGAGGTCGCTCCAGGGGCTTCCACCGAAACCTTGCGAGTAGATGTCCCACGCTTCTTGAGGGGCAATTGGCGCGGCTTTCAGTTTCACATTGGTGATAAAGCCGACATCGTTGGGCAAAGGAACCTCATCGCCTAACTTAATTGCTTGGGTTTCGTTTAGTTTTGACCCCATATTTACAACACACGATTTCACTAATTTGCCATCGACATAGACATCCATCGCCGACCCGTTAAAACTCACGATGAGATTGACCCATTTTTGAAGTGGGAAATCTGCAATTTCACAGGTGTCGCTATCGGATGTTCCAGACCTCGGGAATATCTGGATGGTATTCGTGTCATTTTTGAATTGCGCCTGAAAAATCGCATTGTTGGCAGTGCCAGTTGCATCCGAATGAAATGAAATAATTTTCGCACCATTTACCCACTTTTTAATGTAAAACCATATCGATACAGCACTATTCGCTTTAAAACTATTCGGTAAATTGGAACCCTGTAATGTTGTTGTATTTGTCCATTTCTGCATCGTTCCTAAAGTGGTATAACTTGTTGTCAATGCTTTAAAAATGACATACAACAATAATAAAATAACGACTACAGCTAGAACTAATTTTGAATTCATATTCTTTGTATAATTAATGTATATATTATTTACTTGGATAATTCGGCGGCAACCGTGGTTCCTGCCTCTTTGACATCATCCTCTATTGTTTTCATACCAATCAAAGGTGGGTCAAGCGATTTAAACATCGTATATGTCCATCGTATTTGTTCTTTTGTAAGGGGCGTCTTATGAAATGCAAAATTACAAACCATCCCATTCAGCCCTTTACGTTCGGTCTCGGTCGTGTCGCCCACAGTTATCGGCTTCAACTGAATATCTGGCATAATGAAGTCGCTCTTGAAAATCAGTTGGGTATTCAGGAAAAGGTCCATCGTCTTTCCGTTGTAATTCACCACAAAATAATTCCATTTTTGAAGAGGAATACTGACATCAAGGTCGGCGTCTTCTTCGTCTTGAAGCATACGAAGCTTCGTTTTGGCCTCCTTCGATTTCCCGCGAATTATCGCGTTATATGCCGTCTTCGAATTGTAAATCTCTGTTCCGTTGGCGTCGATGGGTAAATTACTTGATATATCGATGATGTTACATTTGAGTTTCAATTCGGCCTTTGCAGTATTATAGGTCATTTTTGGAACGCCGCCGAAATCGAATATCTCTAAATCCTGGTTCACGGAGGAAGACGCATTATTCAATAAAAACCACCCTGAAATCGAATAATTATACCGCTTCTTTTCTTCGATAGGACAGTTGGCGGCATCGTCGGCGGGTGTCCGGTCCATACCCGTATTATGGTAAATGAAGATTTGCTCGCTTTGTGTTGTCAGGTTTGTGTCATATTTCTCTTTCAAGGAAACGGGGGCAGCGACGATTTGTGAAGCAGACGCACCAATATAATTGATGAGATAGGGGCCTCCGTATAATATCGTAATAAGGAGTATTTCGATAGCAAGAATAATCCAGATGGGTCGTGTTGTATCGCCGACTGCTCCCTGAGACGTCTGAAGAAGGTCGAGGAACAGACACGGAATATAAATAATACCTAACCATAACAATTTCAATAACTTCATACCGAGTGCGGACTTTGTAAGATGAAAGATGAACATTGCTAGGATTAACGCGACCATAGCTCCGTGCTGTTTATAATAGGCAAGGGCACAGAGGACGATGAAAAACACGGTGTTGATGACGAAACGAATATTCGTGAAAAGGTCGGTCACTGAGGGTTTCTCGCCCGCGGCTGCCGCTTCCTTCTCCGGCTCCCCCTCCTTCGCCTCCTCCCCTTCCTTCGCCGCCACCCCCGGTTCTTGCGTTTTCATCGTATCCATAAATTCAAGTCCGTAATGAAACAAGAGAATCGCAATACCAAGAACCGTCATTCCGGTTACAGACATTTTGCTCTTGTCATCTTTGTCGCGGTCATATACCCAGACAATGACCATCAGGATGACATAGATGATATGCGTAGCGCCGAACGCGAGCTGACGAAGTGGTTTGGTCTCGTCTTCTGTTTTCATATCATCGAACAAATAATCCTCCGGCGTTTTATTGTTATTGGCCGTCTTGAACTTCTCTCGGAGATACGCGACAAGACCAGCGATACCGACGATTGTAATAATAAAATAAATGATATGGGCAGTGGGGGAGTCTAGATTCGCCATTATCCCGCCGGATGCTTTACTGGCAGCATCGCCGCCAGGATTGACGAACTCGGCATCAATCTTATACACATAATAGACAACCACGAGAATCACAATGACGAATGCCATTGTAAGAAGTAGTGTTTTAATCAGCGTCCCGACAGCATTCACTTTGGTTTCATTCAAGCTAACGGCGGGAGCATTCGTATCGGTCTCGGGGGCGGCCTCGCCACTTTCGGCGGCATCGGCGGCGGCATCGGCGGCGGAAAAAGGAACTGAACTCACATCTTTCGGTTTCGGTGGGCTATCGTCGAGCGGAAACAAACGAAGGTCTGGGACATATTTCTCGTTATCTCCTTCATTGGTCGTCGTCCCCCAGTTCCAGAATTTCAATAATTCAATCGTATCATCGCGTTTTTTTTCGAGGTCAGGTAAACCGGACAATGAAGCAACACTGTATAACCCAAGACGGAAAAGAACGATGATGAACCACGGAACAAGGTAGACCGTTGTCAAAATCGACCGTAATATTCGTTTCAGTATATTTTCTTTCTGAAAATCCGGTTGAGTTCCTGCCGTTAGATGAAAACCGGTAGGAATGGCCCATACCGCGAGAAGAACAACGAACGCGATTGCCCATCCCCAGTTCTCTGGGACAACGGGTTTTGTCGTATTTTCAATATCGGTTTTATTTTTATTTAAATAGTCCCACCACCACGATAAACCAATGACGAAGACAACAATGACCAAGCCAATTGCCCCGAATACTCCTTTTGCTATACTATTTCCGTTACTTTGGCCATCATTGTTATTAAACTGCCACACCTGAACCGACTCGGCGAATGTGAGAATAGATTCGAGACCACCGATATTCATTTCTTTGACAAACGGAAGCAACATAATCGCACATAATACAAACCCGACGATGAGAACAATAAAAAACGCGTCGATGAGCTCTTTCACGCGTGGGAACATATCGCCGCTGAATTTACTGGCAATCCAATCACTCGTCTTGGCAGATGTTGTCACATTTGTGAAAAGAACAGAGACCCACATCAAGAGAAGAATCATCGATAGGAATGGTATGAGTGAAAACCATTTGGCGAAACGAACCGTCAACTTTGAGAAGAAGTTATCAGGGACTTTCATTAGCACTTTATCCCAGTCATCAGAACTCATTTTATCCTCTCTTATTTTCGTTTTAATTTTTTTGTCATCTTCACTATTACCAATCAAAGTTTCGTCCTTATTATCCGCCATTTGTATTCTCATTTTCAATGAAAACCACATAATCGTAATAATAACCCCCGATAGAACGGTAAATATCCATAATAAAGCACTTGTTGGCGTCTTTGATTTATTCATATCTTCGTCAAGACGGGTTTGTATAGCTGTCTTGGCATCTTCGTCAAGACTGAGGGTATTATTGTTATCATCTCTTACATATATATTTTTGGTTGGGTTTTTCTTTTGGAACTCTTTAATGGCTTCATCTCGGAGTTGTTGATAATAAGCACTACCGTCTACATTACCAGGCTTAGTCTGTTTCAGTTCACTTGCTTGTTGAATGCCACTAAATATAAAGCCAATAACAACAACAATTACAGGCAACACATACCGTAATCTATTATGAAACTCGTATTTCTCTGTCTGTCCGATTACTGTAATCACTAACCCCACAAGAGCGATGAACCATATAATACCGTGAATTAAATATACTTTTTGTCCAAACGAAGTTAAGTCGGCAGCCGCAGGAATATTCTTATCTTTCTGACTGGCTGCTAATGACACGCTCGCCAATATTCCAATGACCAGAGTGATGAGACCTGCAACACCGATGCGTTTTACTGTAGTGTTAATAAGCCCGTTGGTGCCCGTATTTCTCCAGATGAAATAACCGAGAGCCATAAAACCCGCGATTTGAAAAAATACACCTGTTCCGAGTAGAGTGTCGGCGATACCCTCCGCGACCTTTTTCTGATTCTCTTTATTCATTATTGGGTCATCCTTTACTTTGTCTGTTTCTTTTCTGATTTCTGCTCCACGAACTATCAATGGAATACCGATGATAAATGAGAGAATGGTATAAAGAATAAACTTTGAACTACTCTCGCCACCGTCCGAGAAGAACTTTTTATAAGCCCACCACCCGCCAGATGCAACTCCTGCAACCAACAATATCGACCCGAATGTAATCATCGAATTTGTGGTGTCGTAATTTGTGATTTTTTCGGACATCTTACTACTACCGACACCCATCGCAATCCCAACAACGAATATAATGATAGGAATGCCATAGCGTAGGAATGTATCTACGTAATCACCGTCATTTGAAGATGGCTCATCTGGCGGTGTTGGTAATAGCGTGGGTTTTGGGTCATTATTGAGTTCTTCCATTGTAAGAAACCTGTCTGGACTGAGATAATGAACATATGACACATACAGAAATGTAATAATCAGTGTGGCGACAATTGGCCAGTTGAATTTCATTAATTCCGAAGAAACCATACTGATAAGCACGATGACAGCGACAACGATGACGGGGAGATATCTTGTTAAAGTGCCCAAATGGAGTTTTTGTTCGATGTTCGATGTATCGTGTTCGGTATTAATTGTGCTATTTACGTTGGTGAAAGCAGTTTTTACATTTTGGGTTTTATCTTTAGCATTGTAATCTTTTTTCAATGGTTCGGGCAGTATTTTATTCATAAAATCATCCATAATCTTGCCGCGTATTGATTTAATGTTAGCGGGGTCAACACTGGCCATTCTTTTACTATTATAATGATAACAACACCAGTTATTATTATAAGATATAATAATGTCGCTCCGTAATCGCGATACTACAAAAACGACATCGCGGTTTTCTTCCCGTGACAATCGCGGCATAATGCGACTAAATTATCCACGTGGTTAGACCCGCCGTGTTCTAAAGCGATGACGTGGTCAACTTCGAACCAAGCTGGAAGTTGTCGCTGACAATCGCCGCATTTCCACCCTTGTTGTGCTGCTACATATTTTTTCTTTGTTTCACTTACACTTCGCTTGCTAGAGCCCTTACCGGAGTTGAGAAGACGACGCTCGGCGGGGGTTGCGCCGGGGGTTCCGCCCCCCAACGACGGTTGCGCCATTCTTGCCCCGGGGGTTCCGCCCCCCAACGACGGTTGTGCCATTCTTGTCCCCATTGAACCAGCCATTAGACCACCGTCGTTGGGGGGCGGAACCCTCCCCGTCATATCAAAAAACGGTGTTATCATATCTGCCGTTCCTTTGCTTATCGGCATATACTTAATAATATCATTGGCGTGAAATAACAACTGCCTAGAGTTGTCCGGATTGCGGCGCAAAAATAGAAACAGCGAGAGACCGATGAACCCAAATGTCGCCATTTTAATCCACTTCTGGTTCGTTTGAAACATCTTTAACGGTTGTCCATCGTAGTATGTATTAACAATAAGAGCAGCAGTTATAAGAAATACGATATATTCTGTTTTTACCATTTCGTATTCGACAGTATGTTGATAAGTTATATATAGTCTCGAATATTTCGCACGATATAAACAACCGACCGTTTCACCGATTATGATAATAATAGGCAGCATACCCCAATCCTGCTAGTAATAAGAGATAGACGAGTTTCTCTCGATATTTCAGCTCTTCCAGTATTCGAACAGACTTCGGGCGATAATGTAGATAATATCTCTCGAGTGCGTCGTGTAAAGACATCTCATCCTTCATCAAGAGAACATTATACCGATTATGAATGAAATGAACCCATCGAATAAATGAATCGCGGCTGTCTAAATATGGTGTGACCGGGTATTTATCGAGCATTCGGTCGAATTCCGCCGACATCTCGGGGTGTGGAATAAGCATTGAGAAATTATGGATGAAATCATAATATTTTTTACGAGTGACATCATTGACGTGGTCTGGATAATTGACAGCAGCAGTCATCAACACGAACCAGTATTGAGGTCCCCATACCGTCGCGTCAAGTTTGAGCATTGTCGCTGCTTATTATGAAATGACATAAAAACAATAATAGAACTACGATAAGCGAATTCAAAAATGGAGCAAGCACACGCACAAGCGGCAGCGGCAGCGGTAGCGGTAGCCGAAGTAATAGATGTAGAAAAGCAAAAACTAAATAATCCTAAATCAGCATTATCGTATCTTGAGATTAGTCAATTGCGCAACCATCGAACTAGAAATGCCGGGGGTGGCGGGGGCAATGGCGGCGGCGGGTCAGTCAAATCAACCCTGAGTGAAACTGGCGGAGGCAGCGGCGGAGGAGGCAGCGGAGGAGGCACCACCAGCGGCGATACAACCAAGTATTTCTGTAACAATTGTAACCGCACAAATCACGTGTATAATAATTGCCGAGCCCCGATTACAAGTATCGGCGTTATCGCGTTTCGTTGCGGTGATTCCGGCCCCGAGTTTCTAATGATACGCCGCCGCGACTCTTTCGGTTTCGTTGATTTTGTTCGTGGCAAATATTCTCTCAACGACGAAGCGTATATCCAACGAATTATCGACGAAATGACGATGACCGAAAAAGCGAACCTGTTGCGTCTCACTTTCGAGCAATTATGGCGGTTGTTATGGGGGGAATACACGAGAGGCAGCCAATATAAAAACGAAGAGCATATTTCGTTTGAGAAATACCGCCAGGTTCTCGGTGGAATACGAACGAAGGACGGACGCATAAAGACACTTCATCAATTCATTGAAGAGTCGACAACTCGGTGGACAGAAACCGAGTGGGGATTTCCGAAAGGGCGTCGTAATTATAACGAAAAAGACTTGCCATGTGCTTTGAGAGAATGCCTCGAAGAGACTGGGTATGATATAGGGATTGATAATGTGATACAAAATATCGCGCCGTTTGAAGAGATATTTATGGGGTCGGATATGAAGTGTTATAAACAGAAGTATTTTCTGGCGATGGTGGATTTAGATAAGAAGCCGAAAAAGGCACACGACATTATGGAGGTAGGGCTATTGAAATGGATGTCGTTTGACGAGTGTATCGAGACGATACGCCCCTACAATTTAGAAAAAATCGGGATTGTTCGTAAAGTCAATAACATATTGTCCCGCTATAGAATATATTAAGTCCTTTTTATTTCGTGTAGATATATAAAGGACTATTGTTTCATTGATATAATAATAATAATAATAATAATAATAAATGGCCGAAGAACAAGAAAATGTCCCTATTGAAATATCGGTTGCTTCGGTAGCATCGGCAAATCTCGCTGCTATGCCCGATAATCCAGCGGCGGTGATTGCTTCGGGAACGGGAGCAGCCGCCAGCGGTAAGCCCCCCCGCACAATTAAACCGAAACCGAAACCAATCGACCCAAAAAGCCGAATCGCGTCGATGAAACGCGACTTGGAAGAAGGGCGGAAACGCCTGAAACCGGAAGAGATTAATAATCCATTTAGTAAGGAGTTCAATAAACTCCTCTTGAAAAAAGAATTGCTCGAACGAGAGATGATATTCCACGATATTGGATTATCGCAAGGCGAAGGCGGCGAAGGCGGCGGCGAGGGCGGCGAAGGCGACGCTGCCAAAGCAGTCAAGGGCCTCTACCCTACACTTAACGACACAAATTTCAATACCAAAATCGCCCTTCGAAAAGAATTCTTCGATACAAAGATGGATGTCGATAATACGAAAAATGTAGAAGAAGAGGCGGAGATTTTGTGTAATGCTCAAATCGAACTCGCTCCGAACCAGCAATTCGTCCGTAACTTTCTCTCGGTAGAGACGCCGTATAACAGTTTGCTTTTATATCACGGTCTCGGCACCGGAAAGACGTGTTCGGCAATCAGCGTGGCGGAGGAAATGCGAGATTATATGAAACAGATGGGGATTACGCAACAAATCATCGTCATTGCTTCGCCGAATGTTCAAGAGAATTTCCGCCTTCAGTTATTTGATGAACGCGAACTTCGAGAGATTGAGCCGGGTGTATGGAACATTCGTGCGTGCACTGGCAACAAATTCATCAAAGAAATCAACCCGATGAATATGAAGGGCTTGACCCGAGACAAAATCGTTAAACAAATTCAGCGGCTTATTTCATCGCATTACTTATTTTTCGGGTATAACGAATTCGCGAATTATGCACGAACACAAGCGTCGAGTATCGGTATTTCGCAAGATGATGCTGTCATAGAAGAATCTCGACGCAGGAAAGCGGACTCGGTG